TCATTTGTGCATAATTATAAAAATTTTTCATTTGTTCTGGAGTATAATTACCAGTAACTTGTTTTAGTAAATCCATAGGATTACTTTGATTTTGATTTGCCTGTTCTATTATTTGAAACATTTGTGGATTTCTCATTTTTAATTGATTCAATAGGCTGTTTACTTTCATATTCATACCTGTTTTCATCATACGATTTAACATAGTGTTGTTCATTACTATTCATCTCCCTTATTTGACTATTTAATTTGTCTATTTGTAATTGCATTTTTTCAATAATTAAATCTTTTTCATCTTTTGGTATAATTTCTTCCAAATTAAATGTTCTTATTTCTCCTTTTGCGTTCTTTATCCATAAAATCGTATAATCTTTATTAATAAAAGGTGTTTCACAAATTGCTAATTCTTTTTGAACTTCATCAATATCATTTGCAAATTTTATTCCATTATTTGTAGGAGATATTTGAAATGTTTGATTTATCGCAGGTTGTGATATATTATGATTTTTCATTTGTTGTAATTTCGCTATTTCACTATCTATTTTTTCATTTAAAGATTGTTGACTATAATTTTGTACATATGGATTGTTATACATATTTTTCCCTCCTTATATAATAAAAAAAGAAAAAAAGATAATATTCTACGCTGTACTCCTCAAAGTGTGTTTTAAACAAATTTATTAAGTCATTATCTCCTTTTCTGCTTTTAATGATACCATTAATAACAATAAAAAAAGTGCCTTCTATAAGCCATATAAAAGACACAAAAACGCCAAAAAAAAAGAAAGTTACAAAACTCTCCTGATTTTCTTCTTTAATTCTTTAACTCTTCTATTTACAGTTCTTTCACTCATATTTAATTCCATAGCAATTTGAACTATAGAATATCTTTTTATCTTCATTTCAAATATTTTAGACATTTCTTCGTTTAGCATTAACTTTTCCTTTAGTTGTTCATATTCGTCTTTTGTAAAATCAAACATTTAATGCCTACTTTTCAACAAATTTGCCACAATTTTTACATTTTTTTACATACTTTATGGCTACTTTTCTTCTCTTTTTAGTTGTTGTCCTAGTTTGCTTTATCGTACCCATTAAAATCTCCATTTACTATATTACTATTTTCAATAGTATCTACATCACTGATTTCTTGAGTTGTAGTGGTAGTAACAGTTTCTTCGACATCAATATTTTTTATATATCTCAAAAAAATTGCTATTGTTACAAAATATACAATTATCATTGTTCCAACAACTATAGCAAATGAACAACATATTCTTTTGTTTGATTTTTCACTATCTTTCAATAGTTCCATTGCTAAACTTTGCTCTTTTAATTCATTAATTTCTTTTTTTACTGCCATAATTTCTTCCCTCATATTATCCCTTCTTATGATACTCTTGAATATGATGTTTCATAGCAGTATCTATTCTATTATCTATTTCTTTATCGTAACCATCTAACTTATTTTCAATTTTAGAAAGTGTTTTTTCAATATTATCTAATTTTGTGTCAAATTGACCCCATTTATAACTATCCTCTTTTGTATCTTTGTTCGATTTATCTTTTCTATTAAGAACAAATGTAGAAATACAAAAGATAATACTTAAAATTGATATAACAGTTGCTATATTTATTTCCATATGATGCCTCCTCTATTTTGTTAATATACCATTTTTTACCTTTTTAGTCAAATCATAAATAAAACAATTCATAAAGGTCAATATTTTCATTTTCTTCTGAATTTTTTGATTCTTTTTCTTTTATTTTTTGTTTCTTTTTATAAAATTTATCATATTCTTTTTTTAATTTTAATTTAATATTATCTTTGCCTACAATATATGACCATAAATAGTCTTTTAACGGCTCTTTTTTACAAGATTTCATAATACATAATTGATGATAATAATACCACTTATATACTTCTCTAGTTTCAGAATCAAAATTTTCATAATATTTTCTTGCTTTTTCTCTCATTTTATATATTTCATCAAAAGATGTAAAACTAATTTGCCCTATTTTTTCCATTATTTCTTTCATTTTATCCCTCCTTTACAAAAAAAGAGCATAAAAGTCCTAGACTTCTATTGCTCTATAAAACAATCACACTCATTAATAACATAGCCATACCTCCTACCCTATTATTAGTATATACTATTTTTTGAAAAAAGTCAACAAAAAAAAGAATAGGGGCGAACCTATTCATATGAAAAAAATGGTTTTACACTGTGCTTATCTTTGCACAATTATATATTATCACATTTTTATCGTTTTGTCAATCATCTATTTTCACCTAATGCACTTAAACTTCCTTTTCTAGGATAGTTATAATGATACATAACTTTATTGGTAAAATAACACAAAGGATACTTTTCCATCAATTTTAGGTGTAATTCTTTATCTTCGGCATATTGTTTGCCTACTGTATATCGTAAATCTCCTAAGAATTTTCTTTTTATGAACTTGAAATTGCCATATTTGCATTGATAATTGTTTTGATTAGCCTCAAATATGTATTTTACATTATTTTCTAAGTTATAAAATACCATATCGTTCTTACCATCTAGGTAATTATCTACAATTTCGTTAAAAATTTTAGGATAAATGTAGTCATCACTATCTAACATAAGTATATATTCACCATTAGCATCGCTTATACCCATATTTCTAGCATAAGACACACCTTTATTCTTTTTTAATTCTATAACTTTCATATTTCTATCATATTTCATGTATATTTTATATAAATATTCTAATGTATTATCACTTGAACCATCATCTATACATATAATCTCTATGTCATTTCGTTTAGGAATGCTTTTTAGACACTTTTTTATCCATTCAGCACTATTCCAACAAGGAATTATAATACTAACTTTCAAATAGACCACCTATCTCTTTCTCGTAAGTACGATATAGCCACTCATCAAACTTTTCATATTGTTTTGATAATTCGTAGTTTCTTAAAATACCAAGCATTTTATATCCATAATAATTTTTTGTGGCATATTCAGGGTCTTTTAAAATTCTTTCTATTTTTTGTTCCATTTCGTCTATGCTTTTGCAAACAATCATACCACCAGTATCAAAATACAAAAATATATCTCTAGCCCCATAATAGATAGGAACTGTCTTTGTAGCAAAGCAATTAAGTAGTTTTTCAGTAAACCATGTATCATCTATATAATTCTCTATTACAACTGAATACATATAAGGTTCTAATGTGTCTATTGGTTCGCAATAATTACCACCATCAATAGTTCCGTACACATCTATCTTATCTTTATACTTTCTTGCTATTCTTTTTCTTTCTTTATGTAAATCACACATTTCTTTATCGCTACTTGTCATAGATATTAATTTAGTTTTTTTAGGGTTTTCACTTCTACACCATACTCCACCCCATAAAATTGGCTTTGCATTAGGCAATTCTTTTAATAATTGACTATCGTGAGTAAATACATATTCGTACTGATTTGCCACTTGTAAGGCATAATCATACACATTAGGTTGTATGCTTCTAGGTTCTATTAATAACATTACTTGCTTACCTTCTCGTTTATTTGCATATATTTGCTCATCACACACACATTTTACAGAACTATTAGAATCCCACATATCAGGATTTCCATAATCTTTATATGCACTTACTAATCTCATTTTATTCATCTTTTTCACTTCCTTCTACTATTTGTGATGACATATTGCCAACCATATAGCAAAATAATTCTTCATTATCCAAGTATTCTTTGGTAAGATTGCCTATATCGTCAAATTCATCAAATATATTCTTACAATCTTTCAATTTTCTTGCAAAATATCCTATTACTGCATGAGTGCTTTCATGGCTTATAGAATCCATGTAAAAATACTTTTTATTAAATGCCATATAACCACACATAGGACTTGTTTTTATATATTGATGTGTTTTTAAACTATACCAATTTCTTGAAAAACAAAAAGTTCTTGCCCCATAATCTCTTTCTAATTTTTTGTTTTCCCATTTGTCACACAAATCATACATTTCTTCAAAATCATCACATATATAAACATTCATATAATCTTTCATTCTGTCTTTATATTTGCTTTTTATTTCTTTAAACATACTTCTAGGAAGCCTTTTCCAAAAATATACTTTAAATTTCTTCATTTTGTAACTCCTTTGGTAATTCATACATTGTATATAGTCTTTGACCATTTTTACTATATATAAATACATAATTTTTATACAATTTAACTTTACAATTCTTTCTAGAAGACAAAAACTTCTTCAATTCTTTATTTTTCTTTTCGTTTATATCATTAGGACTTTTACCTAATTTTAACGCATCTGCAAAAAGTCTTAACCTTTCTTTATGGTTATAATTGGTTCGCTCTTTCATCCTTATTTTACTATGTTCTGACAGTTTCATTACCCTACCTCCACTATAACAATTATACCACATTTTTGCTATTTTGTAAATTAAAAGAGTATATGCACTATACTCTTTTTTCTAATGTTTTTACTTTAGGTTTTTCTACTAAATCTAACATTTCTCTTTTTAATTCTACACAAGATTTTCCTGTCAACAATCTATATTCATAATCTTTAAGATAATTTACAAAATCTTCTTCATTTCTTATTGCACAAATTGTAACATCACCTTTATTTATTTTTTTTATAACACTTAATCTACATTCAGGGTCTTTTTTATGCCAGTTGACTATTGCTTTATAAATTATCTCCTCTTTTTCGTGAGCAACAATTAATTCTCTCATTTTCATATCGTATAGTCTAAACATAGTCATCACCTATTTTATTATACACTTTTACAAAAAAAGACGCAAATGCACAAAAAAAAGAGATTAATTTTAACTTATTAATCTCATCGAACGAGTACAACTAGATACTCAACAATAAGGAATTAGTGCTTGTTGGAACATCCTAACTTATAGCAACAAGGTTTTACTTAAATTCTAACTTAACCTGTCTAGTGTTCTATTTTTATAAGCACTGTACTGAATATATAAAAGAATCTCAATCGGGATTATTCTACCCCAATGTAGGTATCAGCCTACTTATATATTCAGTACACTACCTATAAAGTAGTGTTGAACTATGTAATTACCCCAAAACATAGTTTAATGGAGAAAATTTAAAATTGCCTCCATTGTGCCTATTATAAGCACCATTGAATAGATAACAGCGATGAACTAGCCTCCCATTTTTTATATCTGCTTTTTGATTAAATCAGGGGATTAGTTAAAATATACCTCGGTAATTATCCTAAACGGCTAACGGCTTAATTTAATCTGCTAGTTAATTCTATAA